ACACCATAAGCAGCATCATCGTTGCCCATAAGGTACAAGCATGAAGTTCTAAACTGCCGATTTTGATATCGAGAATATAAATTATTCTGGCAGTTTTCTATAGTGATATACGCATTAGTACCATAACGTAGCATTTTATGCTCATAACTTTCATGGTTTTGCTTAACAGTAAAGCGCATATTATGAGGGTTGCTCAAAATTTTTCCATTTTCCATAGAGGTGGTCGTATAAGTTTCATAAATAAATTCTCCCGTGTCCGACATTACTATATTCTCAGGTACAGCTTTAACAACCCATCCACTAAAATATCCAGTTGCATAAGGGTTGCTGGCAAGTCTGGCAAACATACCTTCCATAACCCCTGGATAATAATAAGAATCAACGCTTTGATATGAAACATGCTTGGTTCGTAAACCTAGTTCATGATTACAGGGGTCAGTAGTGAAACCACAAATACAATATTTGCCGGGACAACTATTCCACTTAATGGAGCGGGCAAAATCGGCATCATCATGAGGCATTATCTTATTAATAGAATATCTTTTCATCTTTTTCGTTAAGTGAACACGTTTGACATTATCACCAATGCCAACTATAATACGGGCTCCATTCCCGGCCGCAGTATGATACATAACAGTTTCACAATACGATCTTTGTTCAGCACAAATAGGGTGTTTATGATTAGTCGGCTTAATTATTGGTTGTCGATGGCCGTTAATATCTGATTTTTCCTCAAGCTTAACAAATTGAGTTCCTGGGAATGCAGCAGCCATAGCTTTCACTTCAATAGTCAATGCATATTTTTCGGCTGTGCCAAACTTCCAATTAGAGTCAACAGGAATCTCTAAGTTATCAGAAATGCGATCTTTTTTATAAACTTCTTCGTCATCAGTATAAATTAAACTAACTTTAGGCACTACTTCAATTAATTTAAGCTCGCCGTTAATTTCCTCTTTGCTAATTACAGCATCCGACGGGGGATCAATTACAGTTAGTGCTATGGGTTCAGGCATGTCCTTCACAATAAGCTTACTTTCTTTACAATTTTTGAATTTAATCATGCTATCAGCATCATCGCTAACATCATTAATACTGTCTTCAATATTTTTGCTTATTAAATTTACATCACTTTGATCTAGAAAGCCTTGTTCATCTAATTTCTTTTTTAAAACAGGCGGTACATAAGAATCAATAGCATCATATTCAACTATTCTTGTGGTAATTTTTTTATGACTACCATTTTTTAAATTATACTTGGGTTTTTTGCGCCCAGTATTGTTGATAACATTAACAGAT